GCACAGTTCCAGCGCCTGGCCGGCACCGTTCTGCCACATAGCCTGCAATTCCTGGATGGTCAGGTTATAATCGCCCTCGCTGGAGGTGATTTCCGTTGCGGTGCGCTCGGCGGCTTCCACCTCGCTCAAAATGCCGCGCTTGAAACCGATCAGGCTTTCGCAGCTGCGCAGGATATCCTGCTTGCGGGCCAAAAACTGTTCCACCCGCAGCTGCGGGCTGTACACCGTCACCCCCACGTTGGCGGGATCATCCGGCAGGCCGATGAAAAGATCATCCTGCAAGGTGCGGCGGCCATAGCCATCCTCCCGTAGCAGATCCTCCGAGGCAAACACACGGGAAGCACCGTTTTCAAACTCCTGCCGCATCTGGTATTCCAGCCGGGCGGCGCTGTGCATCAAGCCGGCGGCAGGGGCATATACCGCCACGGCGTCGGGGCCGCCATCCACACAGTTCAGCAGCGGGGTACGCAGTGCAGTCAGACCAACGCCCCGCACCCCCGGCAGCAGCAAACTTGGCTGCAGCTTGGCGGTGGCGGGCAGCGTCGCCAGCGGCACCTCCCGGCCTAACGCCTCACCCGCCAGCTCAAACAAGCGGGTCTCGATGGTCAGGCCGTCCGCCCCGGCGGTGCGGCGCTCCAGCAGCAGGTAGCCGCGGCCATCGTGGCGCAGCACCTCCATGGTGCCCACGCCGGTCAAAGCGCCGTGGGCATCGCGGCCAAGGGGTGCATAACAGTCCCGCCGGATGGGCACAAAGTCAAACCCGCGGCCATGCAGCACCGGTTTCAGCAGGCATTCACCGCCAACCAGTGCGTACTGCATGGCCTGCACCCGCACGGCATCCAGCGCCTGCAGGCTGGGGGCCAGGGCTTCGGCGGTCCTGCTTTCATACTCCGCAAACACGGTGCGGCACAGCTTGCTGACCACCAGCACCGCCAGCCGGTCGGCGGCGTCCTCGCCGGGGGACTGGGTGCCGTAATAAAGGTTCAGCCATTCCCGGATGGCCGCCTGCATCCGGGCCGAGGTCACATCTCCCCGGCCGAATGCCTGTTCCAAGTAACTTTTCAATCCATTCCTTCTTTCCTATTTGTGGGTTCAGCTGCCGCGCCGCCGCCACACGCTTTCCAGCGCATAGCGCACCGCGTCAATGTGGTGGTTGTCGGCGTCCGGCCAGGCGTTGGTCACCTCCCCGGTTCGCGCATCCCGCAGGTATTCATAGCCGGTAAACTCGGCTGCAGTTTCGGGGCAGCGCACGGGGTCAATGATGATAGCGTTCAGGCTTTGCAGCCACTTCATCCCGGCGGCCACACTGCCGGGACCTTTGACTGCCGCCCGGCACGGCAGGCCCGCCGCGCGGTAGTCCGCACAGCTTTTGGGTTCCGCGGCATCGGCGGTCAGCAGCGCCGTGCGGTCCAGTCCGCGGTCCAGCAGCAGGCGGGCGGTTTCCCGGTTGGGGGTGCGGCGGCGGGTCAGCTCGTCAAAGATCACCAGAGTGCGGCGGGCGGCATCGTAATGCACAGCGTTGTAGGCCCAGGGGTCCGGATACCAGCCCCAGTCCACCCCGTGGTACACCCGGTCAAAGCTCTGGCATTGTTCGGTCGTCAGGGTTTGCAGCTGGATGTTGCCAAACACTGCCGTGCCGCAGCCGACCGCTTCGCCCAAATATTCATGGCGGAACGCCGTGAGGTTGGTCTGTTCCAGGTGGGCGGCATCCGCCAAAAAGCGTTCGCCCAGCCAGGCGGGTGGCAGGTCGCGGTAGGTGGAGTGGTGCACCAGCTTGCCGGGGCGCTGTTCCAGCGCATAACGGTTGGCCCAGCTGCGCCCCGATGCCGGCGGGTTGAAGCTTTTGAACGCCAGGGTAAAGCTGCCGCCGCGGAACACGCTCTGCTCCACACTGCGCACCTCCTCGGGGCCGTCGAACTGGTCCAGCTCCTCGAACCAGGCCAGGCCGATGGCTCCAAATGGCACCTTGATGCTTTTCAGCTTGCCGGGGTCGTCGGTGCCAAAAAAGAGGATCTTCTGCCCTGTGGGCAGATAAGTACACTCCATGGGGCTGACGGTGCAGCGGAACTGCTTTGCCAGCCCCAGCGCCCCAATGGCCCACTGGATCTGCGCATACACACTGGTGCGCAGCGTGCCGCCGATCTTGCGCAGCACCACCGCGTGGCAGGCGGGGTGGCGCAGCAGCTGCAAAACAAGCTCAATGGAAATATAGCTGGATTTGCCGCTGCCGCGCCCGCCCTTGGCCACCAGTTCCTGAACTGTGCCGCGGGCAATGGCGCGGTGCACCGGCCAGAACGCCGGCGCTACCACATCCCGGATGCGCACCCTCATGGCGTCACCTCCTGCTCGGTGGGTGCTTCATCCACAATCACAACGGGCTCCTCCGCTGCAGCGCCATCGCCAAGGCCCAGATACTTATAAATCAGCTCCAGCGCACGCAGCTTATCGCCCACTTTTACGGGCGGGGCAGGTTCGGCCCCCAGGTCGGCAAACGCGATCTCTGCCAGTTCCGCCAGCACGCGCTCTGCCGTGATCTTTTCCAAAGCATCCCTTCTTTCTGGCAGGGGTGGCAGCCCCCGCCGGGTTTTGTTCCCGCCAGTGCAGCAGGTCCTTTTGGGAACATCTGCATCATAGCACAACAACTTCAAGTTGTCAACAGAATTCTGTAACATAATTTCAGAATTTTAGTTTGTGCTTTTGCTTTTGTACAGGATTATTAGTTTTTATGTATTGCGCTTGTGCATTCTGTCAGCATTTTTTGCCCGTTTTGGGGTAAAAATAAACAGCATGCGCTTCACAGGTTTCTGAAATCATTTCTGTCATTTCAGGAACACTGCAAAGCGCATGCCTTGTTGTACTACTGTTGTTTATCTGTTGTTCTTTGCCGTTTGGTGCATGCTGGGGTGCAAACGTCCACATTCTGCCGGAGAAAACCCATTGTTTGCCGCAAGCACTGCAAGCAATCTGTAGGGGCCGCTGCTCATCATCGGCCCGCATAGCAGAGTTGCTCGGAACACGAAGCATGCGCACAATGTGCGCCCCTACGGTGGGGGATGCGTCACAAATATCTGCCACCTGTTACAACAAACTCTGTAGGGAACGGTCTTGATCGTTCCGAAACCTTGTGGTGGATGCCATAAGCAAATCCGTGAGCGCCCCTACCTACTGGGGAAACACAAGGGTCAGCTCTATCAGCACAATGGTGCCAGCAGCCGCAGCAAGGCGGATACCATCAGGCCCGGCGCGCTGGTGCGGCATTCTTTCAGCTCTACCAGATGGGACTGTTTTTCCAGCTGCATCATAAATTCGCCCACATCGGCCAGCGCGGCACAGCCATACAGCAGGGCGGCACATTCAAAATGCAGGTACAGGCTGCGGTAGTCCAGATTGATGGACCCCACCACGGCGATCCTGCCATCCACCAGCCAGGTTTTTGCGTGCAGAAAGCCCGGCGTGAAGGTGTAGATCTTGACCCCGGAGCGGATCAGCGGCTCAAAGTAGCTGCGGGTCAGCTGGTAAACCATCTTTTTATCCGGGATGCCGGGGGTATAAATGCGCACATCCACGCCGCGCTTTGCGGCCAGGCGCAGTGCCGTCATGGTGGCGTTATCCAAGATTAGGTACGGCGTGGTGATCCACAGCGTTTCCTGCGCCTGGGTGATCAGGTCCAGGTAGACATTTTTGGAAACATTCTCATCGTCCACCGGGCTGTCGCTGTAGGGCTGCACAAGGCCGATCGTCGGCTCTTCCGCCGGGAACGGCTGCTCCTCGCGGTAAGCATCCAGACCGGGATCGTCGGGGCGCTGGCTGGCCCACAGCTCCAGAAAGATCGTGGCAAAGCTCCACGCCGCGGGGCCCTGCAGCCGCACGCCGGTATCGCACCAATAGCCAAAGCGCTCTTTTTGGTTAATGTACTCATCCGCCAGGTTAAAACCGCCGGTAAAGGCAGTTTTTCCATCCACCACCACAATCTTGCGGTGGTCGCGGCTGTTCATCACCAAGTTCAGCAACGGCACAAACGGGTTAAACGGCACTGCCTGGATCCCTTCCACCTGCAGGGTCTTCCAGTATTGGGCGGGCAGGCCAGTGGCACAGCCCACATCGTCATAAATCATCCGCACATCCACGCCCTGAGCCGCTTTACGACGCAGCACATCATGTACGGCATCCCACATTTTGCCCTTGGAGATAATAAAGAACTCCAAAAGGATTGATTCCTGTGCTGATTCAAGCGCTTCCAGCAGATCGGGAAAGACCGCTTCTCCCGAAGCGTAAAACTTGACGTTGGTGCCGGAATACACCGGGTAAGCGGCAAAATCCCGCAGGTAAGCTGCGGTGCGCCCCACGCGGGGATTGGCCTGTTCCAGCATGGCCTGTGCCGCAGGGTCCGTGCGGCGCAGTGGGCGGATGCGGTCATAGGCCCAATCCAGCTTTTTGCGCAGGCGGAATGCCGGGCGCTTATCACCCCACAGCAGGTAGAGCAAACCACCCTGCACCGGCATGATCATGAAAAGAACCATCCAGCTGATCTTGAACTCCGGCGCGGTGGAATCCTGCCGGATAAGCACCGCGCACATGATAACGCTCAAGGCTATCATCAGCGGGTTCAGCCAGTGCGCATAGCTGGAAAGGCTTGTGAACAAAGACCAGAACCATGCCGCCTGGATCAAAATCAGCACCCCGGTAATTACAATGCGGCTGAACAGCTTGCTGCACAGCTTTTTTATCATTCGGCCAAGCTCCTGCATGGCCCCACCTCCCTTTTATCTTTTGGTTTATCTTCTGGCAATACCGCATAATTCTAAGTGCCGATACGGCGAGCGAGGTGCGGCAGCTGCT